CCAAGTGCATTGTGCACCTTAGAGCTAAAATCAGACATTGTGTTTCCTTTCTATGGGAATTGGCGGCCATTTGCGACCGCCATGGTCCGATTAAGCCTGAATGAGGTGCTTGATGGCTGCGGTGTCGCCGAGTTCGCCGTCCAGATAGATCAGGCCAGCGATACCGAGGTCAGGCCAGTAGGATTCGCGCTTGACGCCAATCATAGGCGAACCGACCTTGCGGACGTAGTACTTGCCGAAGTCACCGAACAGCATGGTCTTGTTACCGGTAGCGAGGTTCGCCATGGCCTGGTTGATGCTGTAACGATAGCCGAGGATGTTGCCAGGCACGCCGCTCTGTACGTCACCCATCGTCCAGATATATCGGCCGTCCCCGTCCTTCAGCTTGCGGAGAGCGGCCAGCGTCAGGTCATTGAACATAAAGCGAACCTTGGGAGATGCGCGATATGCCGGGTCGACGGAGTGAACCAGATCGATGATTTCGTCGTAGGTAACGGCAGCTACGGCTGCGGCAGTCTTGCCGAGCGTCGAAGCGGTAACAACACCATTGGGATCACCAGTGCCGTCGCCGGTCGTCAGTTCGACGTTGGCGCGGCGGCCAAGACGTTCGCCAAGAAGCTGGCCAAGCAGACTTTCCATATTGAAGATGGAGTCGCGTGCGAGTTCGAGCGAGAACTTAACCCACTGCGTATCGTAGCCGTAGGACTCAAGAGACTTCTGACCGAACACAGCATCCTTGCTGTTGTCGTCAGTCAGAGCCGTACCTTCTGCGTGCTGAACAACTGCAGTTGCTGTGTCGTTGACGGTCGGGATCTTGATCGTCACGCCTGTAGCTGTCGAAATAGTCGTGCAGATGTCTTCGTCGTACATCGGACCCCAAGCCTTCATGGACTTGACGAGGATGTTGGCGAGCTCGACTGGAACGGTGTAGCCGCCTGCAGTCGTGGAAGTGCCCTGCGTGGAAACCTGAACGCGCTTTTCTGCGTCAGGAACAATGCCTGCCTTCAGAACGGCGCGCTCTTCGCCAGACAGTTCGTCAAGCGACGCGCCTGATGCTAGGTACTTGTAGAATACCGAGCGGTACTCAAGCGCAGCACCATCGTCCTGGCCGCGGGCTTCGTCAGCCGATGCTGAACCAGGACGCTTCTTGGCGCGCTCTTCAGCGGCCCGGTCTTCGAAGCGCTTTTCAATGTCAGCAAGCTTCTGCTCGCGCGCGATCAGCTTCTCGACCTTGTCGAAGTCGGCCATGATGGTGTCGTGACGAGCGTCGAGCTCGGCAGAGCGCGCATCGTCGGTGTTCTTCTTGATTTCGTCCAGCGCTTCGCGCGCCTGGGCTACGAGAGAGCCGCGCTTCTCGTTCAGGTCTTTCAAAGACATGGTATACCTTTCGGGTAATGAAAATGGCGCCACCCGGCGCCGACAAGGTTAAACGGCGGGATTGCCGCCCTCCGGCCGGGCCGGGTCTTTACGAAGCCTCCGGCCGGATGCCTCGAATTCGCTGTTCTGTGGTTGCGCGCTTCTCGGCCAATCGGCGTTCGGCCGCTGCCCTGTTCTCTTTCCTGCGGCGCTCTTCTTCCTTGGCGGCCTCAGCCTCTGCTCGGATCACCTCTAGCGACCGAAGTCCGACGGAGGTGTCAGGATATGCCGGGAACGTAACGATTGAGATCTCGCTGATCTCTACCTTCTCCAACGTCCGGCCCGGAGGCTCGGTCGTGTCGTCCCACGTCTGCTTGAGTGCCCTGAAGCCGAATGAGCAGCCGCTAATATCTCGCCGCTCAACCAGTTTTGCGACGTCGCGCCCGATCGTGGTGTCGGGTAGATCGACTTCGAATCTGAGCCCGACGTCGTCCTCCCACAGCCGAAGAGTGCCACTTGCCGTTCGCCCGAGCACGTTGTCGTTCTGATGGTTGAAGAGGCACCGCACATCGCCCTTGATCGTCTCACTAAACGCGCCGGGCGCGATCTGCTCAACGAAGTAATCGGCAATGCCAGTAGGGGTATTGAACTTGGCCGCATATCCGGTGAGCGTCTTTGCGCCGTCATCGGCGCGAAGCTCAATCTGTTGCGCCAGGCGCTTTTCGAGTTCACTCATCCGGCGTCAGCCTCATCGTCTGGTTTGTTGTCATTGGCTGGCGGCTCTGGCGCGCCGACCTTGTTCTGTTGGCCGTAAGTCGCAGTGCCTAGCGGCGCCGTCGCACCCTGTAGGAACAAGTCGTCGCCGTGCGGCATGGCCGGTCGATTATCGAGAGCTCTTGCCTCATTAGGCGTCAGCAGCGCGTTCTGCACGGCCTTCGCCATACCATCCATGCGGGAGACGAAATCGCCTCGCATGATCGAATCAAGGTTGTGCTCTACGTAGCGTGAGCCGCCATTGCGTCCGAAGAACTTAAGGTTCAACTCGTCCTCGAGCGCCTTTGTCCACTGCCCGATTAAATGCTGAACCAACAGCAAGTTTTGCTGTTCGGTGTTCGCCATCGTTCCGTGGGTCAAGTCCTGCAGAAACACAGGCGGCAATTGGAACGCCCTAGCAATCTCCTCGACCTGAAATCGTCGAGCATCGACCATTTGACCCTTAGCGGGGTCAATTCCGACTGGCTTTAGATCGTTGCCTGGCGGAATTGGGAAAATCTGGCTGCTATTCGATTTGGCGGACTCGATTGCGCGTTTGATGTCTTCATGAGCTCGCTTGAGAGCATCTGCCCCTTGCGGCAATGGTCCGACGAGCGCCAGTGGCGGGACACCACCCCCAGCGAAGAAGTTTGAGCCATAATCATTCATGGCCAGCGCCAACTGAATGGCTTTGGATGCCTTATTGATCGGGCCGTAGTGGCGCAAGCCGCACGAATGTAGCATGAAGGCGATGTCGACCACGTCAGTCGCGTCGTATTCCTTATCCTCAAACGTGTATGAAACACGGTGGCCGACGCGCTTAATTGTGGTCTTCGAGGGGTCCATAGGCCAAAGCGAGTCGATGCCTTGTGGCGTGCGCTCGATATATGCCAAGCCACGACCGCCAGTAAAAACCTGCTGCCAGAAATACTGCCAGAACTTGAACGAGCCCATCAGATCGTTTGGCGCACCGTTGACAACAGCCTCCAGCCGCCCGCCGATCCGTTTAGCGCCTTCCTTGGTGTCACGATAGGCGTGCCGCGGTACGGCAGCCAAGGTGCGAGACAGGAAAGCAACGGCCGCCATAACGGCAGGCACATCCAGAGCGCTGTCGATCGTGACATGCGGAAGGTTTGCCTGCTTTATGCCGAAAAACGACAGAAAGTTAGGATCGCCGACCGATATCGTCTGGGTTTCGACTATTGCTCGCGTTTCTAACGCGTTTTTTGCCTTGAAAGGCCACATTTAAAACGCTCCTAGAGACGCCAGACTGAATGATGGGTCATCCCACGGGGATGTTTCTGGCAATGGATTTTCGAACAGGTCGCGCGCCTTCAGACCAAGGGCCATCGCACAGGCCACGGCTCCGTCGATGCGGAACCTTGTTGCCGACTTATCCAGTTTTCTGTTGCCGGCTGCGTCTGGCACTACGATCGCGTTAGCGAAACAGAAGCCAAGCACAGGGTTTCCATCATGTTTAAACCGGCGCTGGATTACGCTCTCCTCGAGAGCATCAACGGCCGGACCCATGCTGACAAACCCTTGACCCCAATCGACCATGCGAATGGCGCCGTCCCGCTTGTTTTTCTCATCCTTGTAAGCTTCAATGCCGATCCGATCGAACTCGACAAGAAGATTGTCGATGCGCGATCTGTCGTAAGCTATCCCGACAATCTCGTAGTCTTGCGAGATTCTGGCGATCGTCTGAGCCACATAGCCAAAGTCGATGACTTTTCCGGGCGCCGCATCAAGCCACCCCAACTGCGCCATCGTCGGATAATCGAAATGGTCGCGCTTGTAGTGATCGTACAGGTAGTCTTTGGGTTTCCAGTTCCACGCCTTGACGCGGTCCTCGCCAGCTTCTGCAGACACGGCAACCAGCGAAGTCAAGTCGACCTTTGCCGACAAGTCCAACCCGAGGTAAATCCGTTCGCCCTTGCACAGGACGCCCGTCTTCGAGGTTTTTTGTCCTTCATCAGTCGTCTCGCACGCTCTCCACTCGGATCTAGGGACGAGTGGAGACGTCTGATCGACACGCTGGTTGAGGTATAGATTCCGAAACGATGATTCGCGTGACGGCATGCGCACCGCTTCCTCCGCGAGCGCCCTAATGTCATCGGTCTTGCGGAAGTCGCCTAGCGCTGGATTGGCGGCGCCCCACGCATCCTCGTCCATCAGGTCATCAACATCTTCGCCGGCCGTGTAGAGGTGGACCGCGATCTTCGGTGAATTCGCCCGGAGACCGTCGTCAATCAACTGCGACAACGGGTGCTCTGGATCTGGAGACTGTGTGGAAATAACGAACCCAAGAGGCTCGTTCCGCGCACCTTGCGATGTATTCAGAACGTCGTAAAGTTCATGGTCGCGCGCCTGTGCCAACTCGTCATAAATCCAGACGGACGGGTTCAGGCCGTGTTTTGTTCCAGCCTCAGCGGATAGCGCGCGATAGAAGCTACCGTTACTTTTGCAAAGAATTGTCTTTGTCGACGGCACAACCGTCAGCGGACATTCGCCATCTGGGCCGAATTCAGGCTCCGCCTCAACCATCTGCCTGGCGAACTTGAAGACCTGACCGGCCTGCTCTCTGTCGGTCGCGGCCGAGTAAATCTCGCCGTTTATCTCCGATGCTGGTCCGCACAGGTGAGCGATAACCAAAGCTGCAATTAGCGCAGTTTTCCCGTTTTTGCGGGCAACAGACAAGATGGCGCGACGAACGCGTCGGCGACCGTCGGACAGAGGAGCGTACACGTCAAACACAAACTGCTTCTGCCATTCACGCAGCTTTATCGGCTCACCTTGGCCTTCGCCACTGGGAACCCTAAGAAGTTCGATGAAGTTAATTACAGCCTGCGCGCGAGCCAGGCCATCTTCCGTGACGCCTTCGCCACGGGTGGCCCATTCCGGGCGCTGTGCAGGCTTCATTTTCCACCATTTGATCCAATCAATCCAGCAAACTTGGATTTTGGTTTATCCTTGCGCGGAGCCAGCCCGGCTCGCGCCTTCGGATCCAGGCCAAGCCTATCGCCCATCGCCATCATGAGTCGTGCCGCGTCGCTGCGAATTGCGAACCACGGGTTTTTTACCAGTCCACCCTTAGAACCAGCGACTAGTGGAGGCTCCGCTTTCAGAGCCTCGGTCGCCCTGCGATGATCTGCCCACGCAACCGCATAGATCGCGATACCGCCGGCATCGGTTGACGCGTAAGTTTCCGGCGGCATAGCCGAGACAATCATCTCAAAGCATTCGCGAGCATCTCCCTCAAGGTAGTTGGGGATATACACGTCACCGACGGGTCGTAATGATTCCGGCCGCTTCTTACGCTTGCCGGGATTGCCCTTCAGCGCCTGCATTTCCGGCGTTTCGGGGCGCGGTCCTCGTGCGCCCATATTCTAATTCACCTTATTGGAACCACATTTGAAAACCTGCGGCGTCACGCGTTGTGC